CTTTTCTTCACACCCGTGCAGAAATAGATTTGCAAATTTTAACGTATATTTGTAAAAATGAAAGGAAGGCCACGCAAACCTGTCGAATTGAAGAAGTTAGAGGGCACTTACCAACCTTGCCGAAACCTCGAGCAGCCAATGATTGTCGAGCTGAGTGTTGGAGTTCCACAACCACCGGTGCACTTAAACCCGTTGGGCTTTGAGTATTGGGATATCACGTGCAAGGAGTTATTGAATAACAATTTATTGGCTGGCGCAGATCTCGGGCTGGTTGCCGGCTACTGCAATGAGTTGGGTTTGTATAAGTCAGCGTGTGAAATGACAGAAAAAGAGGGCGTCGTAATTGTAAACCGTTTTGGTGATCAGTGTGTGAATCCGTGGTACAGCGTGCGCAGTGCTGCATTGAAGCAAGCCACGCAGATGGGGCAGTTGTTTGGAATCACGCCAAGCGCCCGGGCAAAGATTGAAACGGGCAACGTGAAGCCAGCGAGTAAATTAGAATTGTTAAGAAAACCAAAAACCGCATAACATGAAAAAGACAGTTAACAAAGCAACGCACAAAGCCGCCTTTGAAACGGCGCACGTTGAATACCAGGGACGCGAGTACAGGATCATACCAAAAGGGCAGGGCTATATCATTATCATGGATCAGGGCAGCGGATTCCGTGAGTGTGGCAAGTTTGGTTTGTGGGATGAGGCGTTTGTGTATCGCAACTTGAAACTCGCGCAGGAATCTTTGGCCATCTTTGAAAGCCAGTGCTTAAAGTTGAAAAGTATATAAGCGACGTACAATCTGGCGCGGTGCCAGTTTGTGAACACGTGCGCAATGCCGTAAATAGATACGTTGCAGATCGTGCAGCGGGTTGGGGATTCTCTGATACCTACGCTTTGCATGCCATTGAATTTATTGAGCAGCTAGAGCATAGCACGGGCGAATATGCGGGCAAGCCGTTTGAGTTGGAGCCATGGCAGGCTTTTATAATTTGGAATCTGTTTGGGTTTTTGAACGAGGACGGATCTAGGCGTTTTACGCGGGCTTATGTTGAAGTGCCACGCAAAAATGGTAAATCTACTTTTTCCTCGGCGATTATGCTTTACGGCCTTATTGCAGATGATGAATCGGCGGCGCAGGTTTACAGCGCGGCCACAAAGTTAGATCAGGCGATGATGGTTTTCGGCGAGTCGGTTAGGGTTTGCCAAAATCTGCCTTGGTTGAATGAAGCGCTTACCGTTAACAATTCTGTAAACAATCGGCGGATACTTTACGGGCAATCGATATACAAACCGCTCGAGTGGAACCCAGGCAAGCAGGACGGACTCAATGCGCACTTTTGTTGCATTGATGAATATCACGCCCATCCAAATGATGAGCTGTACAACGTAATCAGAAACTCAATGGGTGCAAGGCGCCAGCCGTTGCTGTTTACTATTACGACGGCGGGCTTTAATCGTGAGGCGCCTTGTTATAAGCACCGGCAGTATTGCGCAGGCGTGTTAAGTGGTAACATAAAAGACGATGCTTTGTTTTCGGTGATCTATACATTGGATGAGGGCGATGATTGGACGGACCCGGCAGTATGGGCCAAGGCAAACCCAAACTGGGGTATTTCAGTAAACCCGCGCCAACTTGAGCAAGGACTGACCGAGGCCAAGGAGTTCGTGCACAAAGAAGTTGAATTTAAAACCAAACTGCTGAACGTGTGGACCGATACGGCAATAACTTGGATAAGCGACAGCGATTGGAAAGCCTGCGATGGATTGGATGATCTTGAAGGCGCTTTGTGTTATGGGGGTTTGGATTTGGCAAGCACTGGCGACTTTTGCGCATTCAGTTTATACTTCCCAGAATTTCACGCGATCCGATCATGGTATTGGTTGCCAGTCGAGACGGCATACAAAAGAAAGGACGCCGCAGGGCAATCGATTAGGCAATGGGCCAGCGATGGGCACATTGAGTTGACGGACGGAAACGTAACTGATTACTCTTTTATTAAGGCGCGGGTTATCCAATTGGCCCAGCAGTACGATATCAAAGACATTGCCTTCGACCGATTCAACTCTTCGCAGTTAGTAATTGAGCTACAAAACGAGGGCTTGCAAATGTTCCCATTCGGCCAGGGCTTTGTATCAATGTCGGCACCTACTAAAGAACTTGAGCGGTTGACAAAGGATAAACAATTAAGGCACGCGGGTAATCCCGTGACTCGTTGGATGATGGGCAACATAATGCTGCGCACAGATCCTGCGGGTAATATCAAAATAGATAAAGCCAAGTCTGGCGATAAAGTCGATGGGCCTGTTTCGATAGTTATGGCATTGGGCACTTGCATGCAGGATGCCGCAAAAGAAAAAGAATCAGATTTTTGGTTTGTAAGCTTATGAAATTTTTGGATGACTACATGCAGGAATATTACAACAACCTACCGAGATATCGGACCTATGAGGACGCCTATAACGCAACCGAGGAAAAGTATTTCGGCAAGTTTGGCGTGCGTCGGTACAAAAATTACGATGTATTCAGGGCAGCGCTCAGCAGGTGGTTGGCCCAGGGGCGTAATAAGTAATTTGTTAACGTGAGTAATTTGGGGCAGTTGTAATTTGCGGGCGATGAATCTAAAATTCTGGCAGCCAAAAAGAGCGGAGAAGCGCAGTAGCTTATCGCAGCCAACTGATTGGCTAGTGAATACTTTACAAAATGTTTTCGGATATCAAACAAAAAGCGGTCAGGCGGTTAATGATCGCACGGCGCTTTCTATTGCGTCGGTGCATGCGTGTGTTAGAGTTATTGCAGACGGTATTGCGGGGCTATCTTTAAAACTATATAAAGACGATGGCACCGACCGCGAGCAGGTTGTGGTACACTATGCTACGGCATTGGTGAACGAGCCAAACCCATACCAAACGAAATACGATTTCACCAAATACATGGTGAGCCACTTGGCTCTAAAGGGTAACGCCTACGCTTTTATAAATCGCGACAGCAGATATTTGGGCATTGAGTTGCACCCGATTGCACCTGATTACGTTCAGCCAATCATGCAGGACGGCCAATTGTTTTACAAAGTGAATCGCAAGGGCTTCCCTGGCATGATCCCAGCGGCCGACATGTTGCACTTTAAAGGCTTGTGTGGTGATGATCCGCTTGTGGGTTTATCGCCAATTGTGGTGCACGCGGAAACCTTGGGTATTGATTTGGCTGCAATTAGCCAGAGCGCAGGCGTCTACAAAAATGGAGTATTGAAATTTTTGTTAACATCGGATGCGCAGATTAAACCAGAGCAGGCAGTGCCGTTGAAGAAATCGCTTGACGATGTAATTGATGGGGCAAGCCGCAGCACTGTGCTACCCAATGGCATCAAGATGGAAAAATTGAGCCTTAGCCCAGAAGAGGCGCAGTATTTGGAAACACGCAAATTTTCAGCTGAAGAAATCGCCCGCATTTTTGGGGTGCCCGCTTCCATGATTGGCGCAAAGGATGGCATCAAGTCCAGCGTTGAACAGGAATACCAAGATTTTTACGCACGCACTTTGGCAAGTTACGCCATTAACATCGAGCAGGAAATGGCACGCAAGCTGTTAACAGAAAATGACAAGTTAACTTATTACTTTAAATTTAACTTTAATTCGCTGTTGAGAGCCTCCGCCAATGAGCGCGCTGATTACTATAATAAAGGCATTCGCGGCGGTTGGCTTTCACGTAATGAGGCCCGCATGTTTGAGGACGCTAACGGATTTAATGGAGGCGATGAATATTTGATCGAATCAAATTTGATGCCGTCCAGCAAAATCGATGAATACATGGATGCAAAGATTGCACAACTAATGAGCACCGCCGACAAAAACAACAACCCAGAGGGCACAAATAATAACGAAGTAATCTAATGAAACAAGAAAGGCGCACATTTACGGGCACTGTTCACACCAGAGAGGACGGCGAAGGCATGCCAAAAGAAATTGGCGGCATTGCTGCTGTCATTAATTCCGCTACGGATCTAGGATATTTTGAGGAGGTTATTTTGCCGGGAGCGTTTGACAATGCTTTGTCAAAAGATTACGACATTCGTTGTTTGTTTAACCACGAAGCCGAGTTAATTTTGGGCCGCACAAAAGCAAACACCTGCAAAGTGTTTGTAAATGGCGACGGCAATTTAGAATATACGTGGATCCCAGATTACGAAAACCCTACCCATATGAGCGTTGTGCGTTCTATCATGCGCGGCGATATCACGCAGAGTTCATTTGCCTTCACGATTAAAGAGCAAATGTGGAGCGAGTCAGAAAAGTACGGATCTATGGGCAAGCGAACAATCAAAGTAATCGAGGATTTGTACGACGTTAGCCCTGTAACTTATCCCGCTTACGCTGACACTGAAGCCGACGCCCGTAGCATTGTTGCTATGCGTGATCAGGAGCAAGAAATCGAAGAGGCCAAAAGAAGCCAAGCCTCTGCCGATGTTATTAAATTGGCTTTACTTAGATACCAAAACCTTTAAACAAAAAACAAAATCATGAATAAAATTAAAGCATTGAAAGAAGAGCGTGGACGTTTGCTCGGCGAATTGTCTACCTTGCAAACCACAATCGAAAAAGAAGCCAGATCTATGGCCGATTCAGAAACTAACCGCTTAAGCGAAATCGAGGCTCGTTTGGGCGCGATCAAAGCTGAGGTTGAAACCTTGGAAAAGTTGCAGAATCTTGCAGCTCAAGCCGCTGGCCACGTTGCTAGCCGTAGCGAAGAAAAAGAAAAGGCCGACATGGCTAAAGAGTACAGCTTTAAGCGCGCTATTGATATGGCTATTTCTGGCCGTCGCGAAGGTGTTGAAGGTGAATTTTCTGCCTTGGCTTCTAGCGAGTACCAGCGTAGCGGTGTAAGCGTAAGCGCTCACTCTATGAAAATCCCTTCTGAAGTTTTCAAACGTGATATGACTGCTACCGGTGGTTCTTCTGGCTCTGAAGGTGGTGTAAACGTTCAAACTTCTGTTGGTTCTATCATTGATGTATTGTTGCCTAAGACTGTATTGAGAGGTTTGGGCGTTCAGCAGTTGAGCGGATTGGTTGGTAACTTGGATATGCCAACGGCCAGCACTGTACCTTCTGCAGGTTGGAACACTGAAAACGGTTCAGCTACTGAAAAGAGCCCCGCTTTCTCTAAAATTACTTTTAGCCCTAAGCGTTTGGCCGCTTACATTCAAGTATCAAACCAGTTGATGTTGCAATCTAGCAACTCAATCGACGCTTATGTGCGTAACTGGTTGCTTAACGCCATGGCTCAATCTTTGGAAACTGCTGCTATCAAAGGTGGTGGATCTAACGAGCCTACCGGTATCATCGCAAATGCCAACGTAAACGTAACTTTCGCAGGTGGTGCATCTTCTAACAGCACAAACGCAAACGGTATCGCTCCAGTATGGGCCGACGTTGTTAACTTGATGAAGGCTGTAGAGAACGCAAACGGCGAGGGTGTTGCTTACTTAACTAACCCTAAAGTAAAAGCCGCTTTGCAAACTATCCCACGCCAAGCTTCTGGTGTAGAAGGTAACTTCATTTGGCCTGCAGGTGGTGCTGAATTGAACGGTTATAACGTAGCTACTTCAACTTTGGTTCCTAGCAACTTGACCAAAGGAACTAGCTCAACTTTGTCTGCAATGATCTTTGGAGATTTCAGCAAAATGGCTATCGCTTCTTGGGGTGGTATGGAGTTGACAGTTGACCCTTATAGCGGTGCAACTGCTGGCTTGACTAACGTTGTTTTGAATGCTTACTTAGATTGCAACTTGTTGCAGCCTACTGCCTTTGCAGTTTGTAAGGACATCGTAGCCTAATAACTTGACTGCTCGGAGTCATTAAATACCGAGTGCCGGGGGTGATCTTGACTGCATCGCCCCTGGGCCAATATGAAAGTGAGATTTACAGCAAACCCAACGGGCCAATTTAATTTAAGTTACAACGTAGGTGAAGAAGTAATAATGGAAACCAAGCAGGCCATGCTCTTAATTGAGGCGGGCGTTGCTGAAGAGATTGCAGTATTGACGCCAGCCAAGCCTAGCAAAAAGGCAAAGCCAGTAAACCCTGAAACCGAATTAGACGCAGAATAATGTTTGTCAGCCGTAGATATACCGCCTTCGCAAATGCCGCCACTGATTACCTCAGTTTGGCAGATGCAAAAACCCATTTAAGGGTTACAAGTTCCTCAGATGATACTTACATTTCGGGGCTTATCTCTATGGCAATTGATGCCTGCAGTAATTATTTAGGCTACTCGATTCGCAAAGGGACGGCAAAGTATGGCTTCGACTCATTTACGGGCCAGCCTGCGCTCGTGAATCCCGTGAACGGCCTAAATATACCTTCGGGAAATTATCTGCGCTTAAACACACGTTGTTTGGCTATTAACTCCGTGAGCTATGTGAACGACTCGCAGGCAGTTGTTGCTTTTGATTCTGCCGATTGGTTGGTTGCGCCTGATCCGATGGGCGGATATTCTCGAAATATCTTTTTTGAAAATACGCCATCCTCTATAACGGATGATGTTATTAAGTATATTGTTGAAATTTCTGAGGGCTTTAATCCTGTAGGCACTTCATCTGTAGATCCTGATACAATTCTACCCGCCACGATTAAACACGCGGCGCTGTTGTTAGTTGCTCAGTACTACGATAACAGGCAGGCCATCATTGCGGGAAGTATTAACAGCGAAATGAATTTTGGCTTTCACTACCTACTCGATCCGTACAAAATCCAAATCATGATCTAATGAATGCGGGGTTAATGGACGTTTTGGTAAGCCTGCAAAGTTATACCGAAACCATAGATACAAACACAGGCGAGAAGCTGCAAACGTGGACCGAATATGCAACCGCATGGGCGCAGCGTGTTGAGCAGGAAAGTGGTGCCGAGAATGTAAACGCAGACAGGCGCGAGCACAAGCAAATTGTGATGTATACAATCCGTTTTAATTCGGCCGTAGGCGTTAAGCACAGGGTTGTTGATGACAACGGAGCGCACAACATTGTTAACATTGCCAACCTTCAACGCAATCTATATTTGAAACTACAAACCGAATTAACGCAATAATGGCAAACAAACGCGAGACAAAAATGGACGGCCTTGCTGAAATACTTTCAGCACTAGAAAAAATGGGCGTTGATGTCAAGTCTGAAAAATTGCAGAACATGATAAAAAAAGAGTCTCAGTGCATTATTGATACGGCTAAAAGTTTAGCGCCTGCCGATACAGGCAACATGCGAAACTCAATCGGCTTTATTACAAAGATGGATAAAGATAACAGAGAGCGCGTTTTGATTGGTCTAAATGGCAATTATTACAACCATTATTTGGGCGTGATGTTTGAGTATGGAACTGTTGCTCGTATACAAGAAAGTACTGGAAGGTACACGGGGCAACTTGGAACACAACGCGCATTTATGCGGCCCGCAATGGATCAAAATAGAAATCGTGTAATCGAAGGTATTAAAAAAGGCGTTGATCAAATCATTGCCGATTTAGCAAAGAAAAATAATCTAATATACAAATAACCATGGCAATCTCTGGACCAGTAAACGGCACGCTGATAAGCATCTATAAAGATGTGAGCGGAACCTTGACCAAAATCGCAAACGCGACATCTCATTCAATCGACATTTCTAAAGATATGATCGACGTTACTAACAAAGACAGCGCAGGCGCTAAAGAATTTATCGCTGGCGAATATGGCTACACTTTGAACGTTGAAGGTATTTTTGAAGAAGATGCATCTGTGAGCACAAGCGGTTTGTCTTTTAAAGATCTTTTGACCGATTTGTTAGCGGGTACTTCTGTTACAATTGTAATGACTACCAACAGCAGCGGCGACCAAAAAATGACAGGATCGGCTTTCTTTAGCAGCTTATCATTGAGCGCACCTAATAACGACAAAGCAACCTTCACAGGAACTTTGCAGGGTACTGGCGCTTTGACTGTTGGCACTGTAACGCCTTAATACTTTTTGTCTTATCTTTGTGGCATGAGCCACATTACAATCGGGGGTGTTCAGCACCCCCTTTTATTTAACATGAACAGCCTGCGCAACGTTATGCAGTTGGCTGGGATGGAAAATTTCGCAGATCTAAACCTGCAAAAAGACCTTGCCAAATCGATGGACTTTGCACTAAGTTGCGCGTTTTATGGGATTCTGGAAGGCTACGAAGCCGACGGCAAAAAAACGCCATACCCCACGATCCAAAAATTGGGCGCATCGGTTAAAAGATTTACAGAGTTGAGCCCTGCATTGGATGGATTCACGCAGGCGGTTAGTGATTTCTTTAGCACTGAAGAGCCCGAGGGAAAGTAAAAGCCAAGGGCGACAGCGCACCGCTAACTTGGCGCAAGATTGAGCGCATCAGTTACGGCGAATTAAATCTAACTGAGCGAGAGTTTTGGAAATGCTCGCCACGTTTTTGGCGTTTAAAATTGGAGGGCATGCGTGAGGCGCAGCAACAGCAGTACAGAAACCAATGGGAGATCACTCGCTGGGCAGTTGCTACAGGCATGGCGCCACACTTAAAGAAACCAATTGAGCCGAAAAGGCTGTTAACATTTCCTTGGGAGGAACCCGAGTTTTTGTCTATTCACGAAGCGCTTAAACTATATTCGCATGTCTTTGATAAATTAACACCAGACGCCAAGGCATGAGCGCACCTATAAAAATAGTATATAACATTTTAAGCAATGCGTCAGACCTTACGGCGTTGGTTTCCACTCGCTTAAATCCTTTGCGGATTCCGCAAGAGTCTGCATTTCCTGCAATCGCTTATAATTTAGTCAGCGTAATTGCAAGCCCTACCAACACAAGCCACTCACGCACAGACTTTGCTCGGGTTCAAGTTAGTAGTTTTGGCGCGACGTTTGCAAGCGCTACAGAAGTGGCGGCGCAAGTTCGAGCTGCATTTGAGGCTGCGAGTTACCCAAATATATTCAATGACTATTATTGCCAGGCGATTGAGTTCGATGGCGAAGTGCATTTGGTTGAAGATGAGGCAGGATTTGCAGGAATTTATCACGTTGCTCAGGACTTTATAATTAATTATTACACCGTTGCAGTTGTAACTGAATTGCTATTGTTGGAAAGTGGTGATTTCATTTTGTTAGAAGATGGATTTAAAATAGAATTGTAAGCATGGCAAGATCGTTAAATATAGTAATTGGCGCAAACATTGAAAAGCTCAGACAGGGCTTTAATGATGCGATATCAGTAATTAAAAAGGCGGGCGGTGAAATGTCTGCCGACGTGGCTAAGAGTGCAAAAAGCATCGAGGAGAAGCTAGCAAGCATTGCAACTAAAAACCCAACTATGGCAACTGTTAGGCAGTTGACTCAGTTGGCAATGGAAGCGCGGGCATTAGGCCCAGAGTTTGCGGCTGCTGCAGATCAGTTTATTCGTGAAGCGGGTAGCATTAAAGATAGCATAGGCGATGCCAGGGGCGAAGTTGCATATTTTGCAAGCGATACCCGACGCCTCGATGCGGTATTGGGTGGAGTGCAGGCAGTTGCCGGGGCCTTTGGCGCTGTGCAAGGCGCGGCTGCTTTGCTAGGTGGCGAAAATAAAGAACTGCAGCAAACACTTGTAAAACTACAGGCTGCCATGGCCATAGTAAGTGGGGCGCAGGCAATTCAAAACGCACTCCAAGCTGAGAGCACCGTAATGGTGGGATTGCAAACGGCAGCAACAAAAATACAAACCTATGTAATGGGGCAGGCAACAGTTGCCGCTCGTGCTTATGCCGCCGCCTTGGTTGCCACTGGAGCGGGTGCTATTATTGTGGCGCTCGGTTTGATCTATAGCGCTTTGCAGGATAACGCAGACGCAGCAGAAGAGGCAGAAGCGGCGCAAAAGAAATATGTTGATGCTTTAGCCGCGAGCAATGCTAGGGCCGTTAAGTTTGTCGAAGGCCGTTTAAAACAGCAAGAAGAAATTGCAAAAAGAAAAGCGCAACTTGCAGGCAAAACTGAGGCCGACATTTTAAAAATTGAGCAAGAATTTTTAACGAAAAGAATTACCGCTTTTAGAAAAATGCAAGCGGATGTGGGCGTTGAATCTGAACTATACGCAGAACTTGCAGAAAAAATACAAACGGCAGAAGACGAACGAACGTTAAAAGGTTTCGACATTCAAATTGCCGCTAGTAAGGCAGCAGTTAAGTCTCGCAAATCTGATTTAAAAGATGAAGTAACTGCCGAGGAATTGGCGGCCGTGCGCATTGCATATTTGCGTGAGAATGCCATACCTGAAAAAATCCAAAACAACGAGCGCCAAGGAATCAAAACAATTGATCCTGCGCCTATAGATATTAAGGCACCGCAGAAACTTGAGCACACATTTACCCAGATAGATTATGCGATGCAAAACCAAATCGCAAAGCAGGAAGAGTATGAAGAGCGTTTTGCGAAATCAATGGAGGGCGTTAACCAAGCATTTAATAGTTTGACCGCTGACGGGCTCGAAGCGTTTGGAGTATTATTGGGCGACATCATGACAGGGCAAATTGGAAGCTTTCAAGATTTTGGCAAGAAATTACTAGGAGCGGTTGCGGCATTCATGAAATCATTTGGGCAAGCATTGATTGCAACGGCTACAGCGTCAAAGGCTTTTAAAGAGTTGCTAATTAAAAACCCTTTGCTTGCAGCTGCTGCGGGTGTTGCCTTGGTTGCAGGTTCCGCGGTGATCACCAACATGCTAAACAAAGGCCCACAGGCTACAGCATTCGCTGAGGGTGGAATTGTGAGCGGTCCGACATTGGGATTGGTGGGAGAATATCCCGGGGCTAGCTCTAACCCTGAAGTAATAGCACCACTTGACAAATTGAAGGGTATGCTAAACACAAACGAGCAAAGCGGATTTGTTGCTAGCACCACAATACAGGGGCGCGATTTGGCGATAGTATTAGAACGATATAACAAAGATTCAAGAAGAGGATAATGGCAAGGAAATACTATGGTTCGTTTTATTCGGTTACGGGCAAACTTCACCGCGTTGAGATTTGGGATGCGCCGAGCGGTTCGGGATCAGGTGGCACAGAGTTAAAACTTGCGGGCGATGGCTACGAAATACAACGCGATGGTGAAGGCGATACATTCTATCAAAATGCTATCAGACCTTCACGCAGTACAAGTTATTGGGTGATGCCATCCAATACAGTACTGGGCGAGTTCAAAGCAATTGCCACAACATCAGAACAATTTTGGGCTGTGCTTATCTATCAGGACAACTCCCTGGTGCACGTCGGCCGAGTTCTTGCGGATCAAATGACATTCCAACGTGAGGCCATAGAATCTAAGCCCATTATTTCTTTGGGCGCTGTGGATGGCTTGGAGCTTCTGAGCGGTTACAAAGTACAAGCTTCGTGGTTTACCGATGGCAAAATAACTATAGCACAGTTATTTCGTAGGTGCCTAGATGAGTTGGCGCTTAAAGATTACTGGGTTGTTGCCAGTGCAAATACAGATTATTTTCGTGATGCTGTTGCGCCGTTTTCTTTGGATGCTACACGCAAAGGCATTGATCTTTTGCAGGTTGATGTAAATACTTTTGTAGACAATTACGACCAATTTAAAGACATCAAAGCTACCGACATTGCTGCTTTTCAATATGCTGAAAACAACATGATGGATTGCAAGGCAGCACTTGAGCAAGTTTGCGAAATTCTGCAGGCTCGATTCATTCTAGAAATTGGGAAGTATTGGCTAGTTAGCGCTACCGAATATCTAGATACAACTGTTGCCTATCGCCAATATAACTATACGCTTCAGTACATTGGCACTGGAACCTATACCCACACGGTAACGCTAGGAAACGATGCACGCCCGCAATGGATTTCCAAGCCGTCGCTGAGCTATCAGGCGGCCGCTAAATACGTGCAGATTGACACAGAGCGAATGCTTGCGGCCACGGCCTACAGAACTTATGCAAATCAATCAGACGCCTCATTTGCTAAAACATTTACAGGGGTGCCAACTGGTAGCACGCCAGACGCTGCACCGTTAAGAATCCGATTTGCTATAAAATTTGGCAGGCATACATTTACCACTTCGCCAACCGGTCCAGAAGATAAGACAAAAGTACGAATCAAAATATATTTGAGAGATGGAGGCAGTGGTTACAGGGTATTAGATTTAAATACTTTGCTATGGGTCAGCGCTTCGTCTGTGCCAGGTGCGACATTTGTAGAAGAGATTGCAAACGACTTTCAAAATAGTAACTGGACATCATTTGTATTTGATAAGCAAGTGAGCACACCGCCTGCAGGCTTTACTATTTTAGAAGTCGAAGTAATTCAAGTGCAAGCAATAAAACAAAAATTTAATATATTCGGAAACCCTAGCGCGTTAAATGAATTTGATAAACCATTTTGGGGATCTATACAGCTAGCATTCGCCGACGCTTCGCCATACCAAAACCCAGATTTTACTTTCAACATAACCGAAACCTACACGCCAGATACGGCCAACAGCGTAAACTCTACGCCGATAATTTTAGAGCCAAAGTATTACAGCAGCTCAAGCAAATACGCTATCGGAAATATAGACGCTTACAACTCAAGCAACCAGTGGGTAATTGCAGACGATTGGCGAGGGGGATGGGATAGCACAACACACGGCACGCCTACTGAAATGCTCGGCCAAGGCATTGCAGGATTGTATAAGGATTTTGTGCCAACAATACGAGGCACCTGGGCAGACTCAGGAACTTTAACCGCGATTAAATCACTTTACTTTGATGACTACAAGTGGCTATTGAATGGCGCTGTTTATACAGCACGATCTGAGCAATGGGCGGGCGAGTGGGTAGGCTTGGTACCAATCTACACAGGGCTAACTTCATCGGGCGAAGGTCTCAAAGTTGGTACGGGTTTAAAGGATCGCGTTAATTATATGGATGATCAGATTGGGCGACTAAATGATTCTGTACAGCGCACGCCTGCATTGGTATTAAATTATTTAGTAAATGATGCCGACGGTGCGCCCGCAACTACACCAACGCAAAATACACGTTACGAGGTAATGGTGCAATACGACGATGCCGCCGAACAAGTTGAATGGCATTTGCAAGAGCACAACGCCTCTATAGTTTACACCAACGGCACCCACACAATTACAAACGGCTACGAGCTTATTATTTGCAATACTGCCGACGGCAACGTAACTGTGAACTTGCCCCCTGCCAATGAGAGCAAGGGCAAGAAATACTATTTCCTAAAGAAAGCCAATCCGCATGTAGTGACTATAAGCGGCGGCGCATATAATATAAACGGCTCAAGTGCAACTACTATAAATTCACTTTACGGCAGCAAGACTATTATAAGCGACGGCGCCCAGTGGTATATTATAAGTAGCGTTTAATTTGTTAACGAGTCGGCGGTGGGTGTTTTGTAATTTTGGGCTATGCCTAATCAAAAAATTAGCGAATTAACCGCGATTGTAACTGTTGACAATAGCGTAGACGTTTTGCCTATTGTTGACATTTCAGCAAATACTACAAAGAAAGTAACCCCTAACGCGCTTAAGACTGCGCTCGCGTTGGATAACGTAAACAATACCAGCGATGCAAACAAGCCCGTGAGCATTGCGCAGCAGGACGCGTTAAATGCGAAGGTGGATGAAAACGCGCCAATCGTTGCAGCTACAAAAACAAAGATTACATACGATGCGAAAGGGCTTGTAACGGCGGGCGATATATTGGACGCTGCGGATATGCCAACAGGAATAAACGCGGCCAACATTGGCACGGGTGTTGTAAGTTCTACGGAGTTCGGATATTTGGACGGGGTAACTTCGGCAATTCAGACGCAGATTAACAGCAAACAGGCTACGCTTGTAAGCGGTACGAATATTAAGACCATTAATTCGACATCGTTATTGGGTTCGGGTGATATCACAATTTCGGCAAACCCAAGCGGTGTGAGTGGTGCAATTCAGTTCAGCGATGGCTCTGCATTTTCAAGTGATGCAACAAAGTTCTTTTGGGATAACACAAATAAAAGATTGGGAGTTGGTACGAATACTCCAACAACGGCATTGCATATTGTTGGACAAACTACCTTTTCGGATAATGCTTTATTTTCCGCTGATTTCAAATATATTGGGCGTGAAATAAATAATAGTTCAATACTCTTTTCTAATGTAGGGAGCATAATCCGTGCAAACATTTCTACGGGTGGACAATTTTCAGTTTACAACTCGGGAACCGGTTCAAATCGTTTTGCGGTAAGCAACGGAGGTCAAACCACAATCAGCGGAGGTGGCTCAACATCCGCCACTACATCGCTTTTGGTTCAGAATAGTGCGGGGACGCAAGCATTCAAAGTTGGAGATAGTGGTATTGTGCAAATTGGATTAACAAGCGGAATAAATTGGGATTTTAGTAGCAATACTTTAAGATCTTCGCAATATGCATATATTACTAGTTCCAATGGTAGTATTCTTTCAACGGGTGCTACAAGTGGTGGAGTTCACGGAAACAATAATGGTGGTAAAGTTGCAGATAGTGGTATTGCTAACGCACAAGTAGCATCCGCAGTTCTTGAAGTTTCATCTACAACTCGTGGCTTTTTACCACCCCGAATGACAACAACCGAAAGAAACGCAATCGCATCACCCGCGGCTGGATTGGTTGTTTACGATTCCACAACTAACAAACTATGTTGCTACAATGGTAGCACTTGGAACGATTTATTCTAATTTTGTAAATATATGAAAGCAATTCAAAACTGAAAGCAATTAATGCGTATCTTTGAGTATGGCATACATTTATAGACATATCAGATTAGACACAAATCAACCATTTTACATTGGTATGAGTTCGGATAATAAACGACCATTTAGGAAATCGCTTCGTACAAAAGAATGGAGTGAAATTGTGGCTAAAACCAAATATAGGGTTGAAATACTTTTTGATGATTTGAATAAGAATGAGGCATTGCAAAAAGAAAAAGAATTAATTGCTTTGTACAAACGCGAGATTGATGGCGGAACTTTGGTGAATAAAACGCTTGGTGGAATGGGAATCTGTGGTTTCAAAAAAGAACTTATTAGCGAAAGTACACGATTGAAAATGTCGTTAAGTCGAAAAGGAGTTCCAAAGCCAAATCACAGTATTGCGATGAAGGGAAAACCCGCAAAAAATAGAATTCAAATTTATTGTGGGACAAATGGAAAAACTTATTCTTCACTAACCGAAGCATCAAAAGATTTGGGTCTTGCAATTGGCACAATACACGGATACCTAAACAATACTTTTAAGAACAAATACAAAATAGAAAAATTATGCAAGCAATAAAAATTTTAAGCCCCGTAAACCTAACAAGCGGTTTATCAATTCCTTCGGGTTCAGTAGTCGTAATCGCAGAAGGTTACGCAGATGTAAAAAGTCAAAAAGACGCAATCATTCCCGCCCAAATCGCAACATTTGTTTTTGCAAGTGTTCAAGCATTGGCAGAAGGCAAAGCACCTATACAAGGGATTGAGGATTTTAACACCACTTTTGCAGGCTTGGAGTTGACCGTTGCGGATTACGAAACATTGGCAGCCGAAACCCTTTTAATAAATGCGGTTTACTCGGCGTTAAATGCAATCTATTCCGCACAGGTTGAAGTTGTAACGATTTAATTTTTTCAGCAATGACGGCACCGAAAGTAAAACCCAATGCGCTACCTGTTAGCTTTGACCAATTCCGTAAAAACCCAGTTGCTGCCGTGGCTTTTTGTATGCTTTTGGCTGTTAGTTATTTGTATATGGACTTGCGTTCGGGCAATCAGGCGCAAATCGATGAGTGCCGTAAGGAGATGGCGGTGATGAGGGCAGAGCAAAAACAAGCCTACAAGATGCTCAAGACGGCAGACAGTGCTTTGTCTGCGGCGATCACCGAATTGCGTATAATTAACTCAATGAAAAAACTATAACGACATGAGACTGCTATACATTTTTTCTTTTCTTTTCCTTTGCGGTTTTTTGTTTACGACATCGTGGGCAGTAAAGCCTGAGCCAGTGAACGAAATGGATGCAATGTTAAAAAAGATTCAGCAACACACCCAGGCAGTGGGGCAAGCGACTCACGCAGCTCACGCAGTTAGCGAGGCAATGGTTGAAAGTAAGGTAGCGGAAAAGCAAGCGCTAAAGGAGGCCGTAGTTAAAGCTACAACCAAGGCTCAGGTGTTTGAATTAAAGGCGGAAAAGTATGCCACCACAATGCGGATTATGGGGGTGGATACCTCACTGGCTGAAATGGACACGCTGAGCCTCAACAATATGCTAAAACTAAACGGCTTGTAAAATGGCAAAGGCGAGCGCATCCGTGGCCAAATGGCAACCAAAGCCCAAGCGTAAAAACAAAGGCGTACATTCTAAAAATAACAAGCCCGCGAAAAGATACCGCGGCCAAGGTAGATAATGAAAAAGATACTCGAAATATTTAAGGGCGATAACGGCCAACTTTCTAGCAAGCGCTTTGTGGGGATCATTGGCGCTTTTGTTCTATTCGGAACGATGGCACACAACTCAATGAGCCCGCAGGAGATTGCACCCAGTGCGGAATTGGTAGCGGCTGTTGAATGGGTTACAATCCTAACGCTCGGCTTTACTTCTGTCGATAAGTTTAGCGGCAAAAAGGGTGAGCAAGAGTAACCTCACCATACTGCTGTTGGTCCTGCTCGTTTTTGGCGGGATGGCTTACGTGGAATTTGCGGTACCAAAACGCGAGCGGGTAGTGCACGGCCCTGCCCTGCGCATTGTGCAAAAAGACCTCGATACCCTGTATCAAATCCGCCTGAAATACAAAGCCCTTCACGATACACAAATTGTAATTAATCAAAAATATGACACGCTCTATATTGCTCTTAATGGTGATACTTCTTGCGGCGCCACATTGCGCCTTATCGCAATGCACAGACAGCTCGACAGTCTCGGCAAATAATTACTATCTGCTAAAGGGCGCAGAGGCTCGCGAGAATCTGGCGCTTTGTATTGAGTATCGGAAGATTGATGCCGAGGTAATTGCACAACAGGATAAGATACAGGCCAAGCTACTCGATGAGTTGCAAAAGCGTGATCAGAAATACCACCGACTGCGCCGCACAACCTATGCAATTGCAGCCGTCTTTTTATTAACTTTGATCTTATGAATATAGCAGTATTAAAGGCCACTATGTCCGCCAAAAAATATGCCTTCTTTGAGGATGGCGAGTACAATTTAAATATCATCGGGATCCGTAATAGTTCCACCGGCAACAAAGTTACCAACGCTTTCGACGATAAGCTTGTGGTTGCGTACAAAATACAAAACACTTGGGTAGTCAAAGAATGGGCTGCAACAACTGATAACGGCGGCGGAACTGCTCGCTTGGTTGCAAATCAGTACAGAGGTAGCCACGCCATTGGATTGCACCAGGGAAAGTATGAAGCGCTCAAACAATGCGGGCCTGTAACTGTCTACCGGGATTACACCAAAGACGGAATATACCAACAAGACAAAACCGAAACGGGCGTTTTTGGTATTAACATTCACAAGGCTGGAGTTGACAGTGCCCGCGTCGATGACTGGAGCCACGGGTGCCAAGTGTTCAAACGCGTTGCAGATTTCAACGAGTTTATGGCACTCGCAAAAAAAGCGGCCACCATTCACGGCAACCGCTTCACTTATACTTTGCTGGAGTCTAAGGATTTAGTTCAGGCGTTGGGTTGATTAGTTTAGCGTTGATCGCTGCAACCCCTGCGGGCTCTTCGTGTTGAATGTCTACAACTTCCTCAACGCTGTGCATTCCCATCGTAATCTCGGGGGCGTAGAGACGGCCAAAGAAAGCGGCGGCCCTGTAGCGCATCATTAGCTCGGGCATTGTTTTCCATTTACTGCCCGCCTTGCTTACCCAGCCCTCAGCGTTTGCCATTGCCATCGTAACTGCGGGGCCTTCCACGGTCTCGCCTGTTGCCTTTTCGGTTGCTACTGCCTTTATACCTTTGTCAAGATCCCCAACAAAGCGCAGGGCGGTGAACTTTCCGCAGCCGTTAATTGCAGCAATTACGAATGTGCTGGACCAACTCGGCCGACCGTGAATGATATGCAGGTTTTGCATCACCATAAGCGGAGAGGCGCCGATGCGGTTTGCAATTTCTAAGGCCACCAAAGTATTGGCAACATTGCCTTTGTATTGTTGTGGCACCAAGTCTGAAGCGCTCAGGGCTTTTGCTTGGCGTTGGGCCAGCTCGAAGCTACTGAGTGGCGCGGGGTTTGTTTCTGTTATTTCTGTGCTCATAGTTTATCAAATTGGGTTTGTAGTTCTTTACCTGTCAAAGCAAAGTATAGGTTTTGTAATTGGTGTATTGATTGTATTTTTAACCCCACACTATACTCAAAATTCCCATTTTTATCTTCAAAAATTAAAATATTATTTAATGTCCAAAAATTATTTCCATACACTACCTTAAACTCAAAACCAAACCTTAACAACCATTCTTCGGTTATTGGTACAGGTTGAATATAATCTATTGGAAATTCACCATAACAATATCGCACCGTTTCCCACATTATTTCTTCAATTTGAACGGGAACGCCTTTACTCAATACTAAATTACCAATTCTTAAATCTGTGGTTTTCATAAAATTACCTTTGTTACTATTTCACTATATCCGTGCCATATGTTCGACTTCTTGCAAAAGCCGTAGGTCATTAGATTTTTTTTGTATTTCTGGCGCGCTTCCTTTAGATCCTCGTTGCCGATAAAATACCAGCCAACTAAATATGGCGGGTGCTTTTCAACAGCTACAAAAAAGAAACCATTACAGGGCTTTCCTGTGGCTTCCTCGAGCCCATCGGAGTAAAAGGCAGCCTGCACATCGTAGCGGTACTTTTTAACGCTCTGAGCGAAGCCTCGCGGGCTTGCGTCCTCTGTCGTTTTTAAATCAATAATAACGTTGTCAGGCGTCAACCAATCGGGGCGAGCCTTGCAATCAATTTCTGTCTCTTCATCATTCCAGTAAATGGGTTGCTCAGCGATTCCGTCTTTTAAAAGGTACTGCGCCGTCCGATGACCGCGGACGCTTTCCATTATCCTCTCAACCATTGTAGCGCTTTCGGCATCCAGTGGAATCAAACCCTTTGAATGCTCGAGGAAGTTGGCCCAAATTTCTTTTCCTTCCTTTGTGCGTCGGTCGCAATGCGGGGCAACAGCATAGCGTTTGCCGAACTCTTGAGGCTCGAATACTGCACAATGAGCAGCGGAGCCAATGATTAGCGCGGGGGTTTCTTTTTGCGGTGAGGCGTTGGGGTTTAGATAGCGCTCGTAATAAAGTGCTGGAGCGCGATTAATTAAGTCGAGGCCGCTCTTTGAGACGCGGCTTGTGTCAGTGTGGTACATCATACATTTGCAAATTTATCGCTTTTTTTGTAAATTTGTTGCTATGGATAAAAATATTGTGAGCGAATTGAGGATAAAAGCAATTGAGAAAGGCGTGAACTTGACGAAACTTTGTGCTTTGGCTGGCATAAATCGGTGCGTTTTGACTCACTGGGAAAAGAGGGAGCCAAAAAGTTTAGCAACCCTAAAAAAATTGGAGCGCACGCTCGATCAACTTTGATTATATTTGCGCCGTTAGTGTGGTGCTAACTGCCTCGGGTTTCGGCTCGGGGCATTTTTTTTTCAAAATTGTTTGGTTTTGTGGATAATGCCTTTATATTTGCAACCACATAGCACCACATTTATGAGTTTAGATATTATTTACCCAATCATTTTAGCGCCTGCTACCATTGCGGTAGCCTACTGCGCTCACGTAATTCGCCGCAACAAAAAGCGCAGAATTGAAACACCTGAAGCCGAGCCGTACAAATTTGAGCGCGATGAATTTCGCCCAGAGTTTGATGAGTTCACGCAGATGCTTGTGCAACGACGTATGTATAAGGGGAGGGCTGACAAATGAGCCTTCGCACTACCATGCTCTGCTTTGCGCAGGCCCTGCTGATAACCTATGCAGGCTTTGTATTTGTATCGGGTCAATTTAACCCGTTGACGTGGCCAGAGAGCGCTCGCTTTTCTTTTATGCTTTGCGTGGCTGCTTTGTATGTTTTAAACCTTGTAATAAAAAACGATAATTCAAAATGATAATTGAAATCTTAACCGCAGCAACAGCCGGCAGCACGATCGTGCTAGGGCTTGCCATTAACGCCTCACGTGCTCAGGTGCGCGGATTGGGCAGGGAATTGAACCGAAAGACTTTGCAATATGCCAAGCAATCCACGCGACTGCTCGACCTGCAGGCTGAAGCCAGAGCAGAAAAAGACAAAGCAAAGACGTGGGAAGATCGAGGGCAGGAATGCGCCAAGCGTTTGCTCATTGCTGAGAATGATTTGGCAGCAGCGTTGCAGAAATTGTTTGCACTGGAAGCAAAGGAATCAATCAGAAGAGAACAGGCGAGAGTTAGAAAAGCAAGGCATAGAGCGAAAAAGAAAGGGATGGGGCAATGATTGACCTCCCAGAACAAACGATTTCGCTTCACATTTACAACGCCTGCTTTATGATCACCAACATCGAAGAGCGGGATAAAATGAGGGAGTATATTAAAGTTGCCGAGCAGTACGAACTATCCAGACATTCAATAATAAAGCCAGATGATTACAGACTATTTACAACTATACAGCAGAGCACGCAGGGAGAATAAAGAGCTACAAATGCGCATCCTGCAAATGACATCCAAATATGAGGCCGAGGTGGTAAGGTTGAAAAACGAACTGCTTCGCCCACAGGTAAAATTTACCAGCAAGATGGATGACTTTTCTAAGGTTATGCAATCCGTTTGCATTGCCTGCGATGTAACCCCTGCGCAGTTGCTTTCAACATCCAGGGAGGGCGACATTAAGGATGCCCGGCATATGTTGGTATATATTCTGCGCCAACATTACGCCCTAAGATATTCAGAGATTGGCAGACGGTTGGGCCGTGATCACTCGACAGCGATTAACAGCTATCAAAGAATGTCGGAGTTTTTGGAATACGATAAAGGAGTGCAGAAGATTTACAACACAGTAAAGGAGCTGCTGGGAATATGCAATTAAGGCCCTACCAATTGACCGCCGTCGATGAGATCCGCGGGGCTTTTAAAGAAAGTAAGCGGGTTGTGCTATGCCTTCCCACTGGAGCGGGTAAGACGGTTGTATTTTCTGAGATTGTGCGTAGGGTGTTGGAAAAGGGGCGCCGCGTGGCAATCGTAACCCACAGGCGCGAGTTGTTAAGCCAAGCGGGCAAATTAAACCGCTGCGATATCTTAATGGTTGAGACTCTGAACAATCAAATAAAGCGCGGGGTGGTAGATTTAAGCAGTTACGATTTGCTCGTGATTGATGAGGCCCACATTGGAAATTTTCGCAAAATTCTGGATGGGTTTGATGGCTTTGTAATCGGCGCAACTGCAACGCCTGTAAGTAAGCCACCGATGGCGCAAAGCTACGGCAAACTCATTAACTCGGTAGGGATTGGGGAATTGATCGCGCAGGGCTATCTGTGCAACCCGATCACCTACGCAATGCATCCAGTGGACACTTCCAAAATCGCCAGCAGAATGGGGGAATTTACAGCGCAGGGGTTAGATGACGCTTTCAACCGCCCGAAAGTTTATGAGGGAGTTGTGCAGGAGTTTTGCAAGCGTTGGAGGGAAAAGAAGGCAATTGTTTTTTGCGTGAACATTGAGGCCACGATAAATACCGCTGAGGCTTTTGCCAAGGAGTTGGGGGTTGGCAGAGTTTACGCTGTACATTCAAAACAAAGCGCATACGAAAGAGCCGATTTAATACAGGATTTTATTTGTAGCAAATACGGAATCCTCGTTAACTGCGGAATTGCCACAACTGGCTTTGACTGCCCAGATATTGAGGTTGTGGTTGTGAACAGGGCTACCAAATCCGTAGCGCTATGGCTTCAAATGGTGGGGCGTGGATCTCGGCCGACAGCGAGTAAAAAAGAGTTCACTATCCTCGACTTTGGCGAGAATGTGCACCGCTTAGGATTCTGGCAGGAGGCACGCGATTGGGGCAAGGCATTCGCCGGGATGGAGAATAAGAAAGGGCAAGGCGTGGCACCTGTTAAAGATTGCCCGTGCTGCGGTGCTGTGCTTTACGCATCCGCTCGTTTCTGTGAGTTTTGCGGTGAGATATTTGCAACAGAAAAGAAAGCCGAGCGCGGCAGTTTGGAATTGATGGCCTACGAAAAGCTCAACGGCCGATATCTGTTTGAGATTGCCAAAACGCCAGCCGATTTATGGGAACTTAAAAGCCGTAAAAATTACAAGCAGGCATTTATTGAGCGGGTGCTGTATTACGCCAATTACTCGGAATTAAGGAGGTTTTGGGATGCAAAAGGCTACACGCAGGGCTATACCAATCGCAGAGAGCGAGAATTTGCCGAGGGTGGCGCAGTTAAAAATTTTATAGTAAAATTATGAGACTAAATTTAAACGGCTACACGCCGAAACAATATGCCGTTTTGATATTGCGGCAGGATCTAAAGTATTCAATTAGGGAGATTTCCGAGCGGTTGGGTTACAGCCAGTCGGGGGTTAGGTATATTTTAAGTATGAAGAAATGAAAACATTTGTAATAACAGTTGAAATCGAGCACACAGACAAAAGCTATAACAGCACAGAAATACAGGAATTTATCCAGGGGATTAGTTTGCCTGAAGCGCAATGGGTGAAGGTTATGAAAAAGGCTTTTAAGGAAACAACGCTAGGCCATAACGCTTTTGGGATTGAGGTAACTTATGCAATAAAGGAATGAAACGCAAGCAATGGACTGAAGCCGAAACGGCAGAATTTGTGCAGCTATACCCTACAACAATGGCAAAGGATTTGGCGGAGCGATTCGGTTGCTCAGTTGCGCAGATCTACCACAAACAGCAAAATACTGGCGTTAACAAAAGCCCCGACTTTTTGCATCAATACTACAAAGCCAATTTTAAAGGGCACCCGGCAACCCAATTTAAAAAGGGAATGACAAGCTGGAATAAAGGCACCAAAGGCCTAATGATGGGCGGAGTTGAAACCCAATTTAAGAAGGGGCAAAATCCGCACAACACAAAGCCGATAGGGTACCGTAGTTACCGGGATGGGTATATGGTTGAAAAGACAGCCCAGGGGTTTAAATTGGTGCACGTATTGATGTGGGAAGCCATTAACGGCCCAGTGCCTAAAGGTTTTTTTGTGGTATTCAAAGACCGCAACAAGACCAATATCGCACTGGACAATCTCGAGCTCATCGACCGCCACGAACATATGAGGCGCAACAACATCAAAAACTTGCCCGAGGAATTAAGGGAAGTATTAAGCATTAAAAGAAGTATCACAAGACAAATTAACAAACTAGAAAAAAATGGCACGCAACAAAATTAATGATCTTCGTGATCACCTATTTGAAACACTGGAACGCCTAAAGGATGGCGATATTGACATAGCAACGGCGAAAGCAATGGCCGACGTCGGTCAGGTTATTATAAACTCGGCAAAGTTGGAGGTGGATTTCATCCGCGCCACTGGATCAACAAAAGACTCGGGATTTATTAAGTTAGGCGATGGTAATGAAAAGTTATTATGAGCGAAAAGGAGGCAATCATTATTTTGGCTTATTACAATGAATGGCGGCAAGGTTCCGATATTCCTATGCAAAAAGCCAGCACGATCACTGAAGCCATAAAAAAAGTAATTGATGAATGGAAAAAAAGACAGCAAAAAGATGAAAACTAAACCAACACACGCACGGATCGCACACGTTGAAGTAACAGAGAACGGAATTTTAATTAAGGCAATTCACTTACACGATGATCAGGGCGAGTATATTCGCGACGCTAAACTGAACGGGCAACTACTTTGCACGCTTACTGAGCACCTGCTTAAAATTACAATATGCAAATAACCTATCTGCCGAATATTAGACAGTCGGCAAAGCACCACACTATCCAAATTGCTGATTATTTCGCCCTAGTGCGATCTGGTCAGCATTTGGCTTTAATAGAGGCGTACAGAAATACCAAGGCGTTAAGCAAAGATGAGCAGGCCGAGGCAAAGCAGCGGATTCCAGCGGTTACAATCTCGGGTACTTTTCGGGACAATGTAAGCAATGCAAACCTCATCCAACACTCAGGGCTTATTTGTATTGATTTTGACGCTGTAGACGATGTGGCTCGGCTGAAGTCTGAACTGGCAAAAGATCCCTATACTTTTGCCGCTTTGCTATCCGTTTCTGGCAATGGATTGGCAGCACTCGTTAAGATAGAGCCAGAGCGCCACCTCGATGCCTTTAATGGGTTAAAACAGTATTATTTCCGCAATTACGGGCAACTGATTGATCAGAGTTGTAAGAATGTAAGCCGCCTGCGGTTCCTTTCATACGACCCCTTACTTTATGTCAACGAGCAAAGCAAGACGTTTAAGGAGTACCCGAAAAAGGAAGCTAAGCCAAAGCAAGTGCACACTGTGCTAACTGGCAATGAGTTTGATGAGCTTATAGATAGGATTTGCCGGGGCGGTTATGATCTAACAGAGGGGGCCTATAAAAATTACTTAGACATTGGCTTTGCACTGGCTTCTGAGTTTGGAGAGCGAGGCCGTGAGTATTTCCACGCGGTTGCGGGCCAAAATAGCAAATACGATCATATTAAGGCCGATAGGCAGTATAATTATTGCCTCAGAGATACAGGCCAGAGCAAGATTGCAATCGGCACCTTTTATTACTACGCTAAACAGGCGGGGGTTGAGTTGAAAAGTCAGCAGGCTGTGAAATTGGAGAACATTGCAAAAATGGCCAAAAAGCAAGGGCGTGCTCAGGAGTCTGTTGTTGAGATTGCCCGGCTGTCTGGCATGGACGTTGAAAAGGCCACAGAAACCGCCGCCGCAGTATTTGAGGCTAATGTTTCGCTGCAGCTGACAGGTCAGACGCCCGTCGCGTTGTGCCAGTTGTATCTGCAAAACAATCACCAACTGCACTACAACACAATCACGGCAGATATTGAGGATCGCTCAGTTTTATTTAACTCGAAACCGAAAATTTTAGACGATATGGCGCTAAACACGATGTATTTGCGCTTCAGTGAGTTGACAGACAATAAGATAAGTTTTGAGTTTTTCTGCAGGGTTATTTACTCGGAACTCACCCGCTACTATAACCCATTCGAGGATTTCCTCAAAGCCAATGAGTCGGTACAGCGCAGCCAATCGCTCATCGATGAGTTGGCCGCCACCATCGAAACCACCACGCCTCACGTTGCAAAATACTTAACTCACTGGGGCGTTGGAATGATTGCCAGCGTTTACGGACATACCTCGCCGCTGGTGTTGGTATTGGCAGGCGAGCGCCAAAATACGGGTAAAACTGAGTTTTTTCGCAGGCTACTGCCCAAACCACTCGCCAACTATTACGCCGAGTCTAAGCTCGACGGGGGCAAGGATGACGATATTTTGCTGACAAAAAAACTGATCATCATGGATGACGAATTTGGGGGCAAATCCAAGTTTGAGGCCAAACGATTTAAGGAGTTGACTAGTAAGGCGTCATTCTCAATTCGCCTGCCTTATGGGCGCACACACCGAGATTTGAAACGCTTGGCCGTCTTAGCAGGCACTACCAACGACCTCGGCCTTATCTCAGATCCAACAGGCAACCGCCGAATCCTGCCCATTAATGTGCTCGGCATCAATCACCCGGCATACAACGCCATCGATAAAACGGCCCTTTTCATGGCCTTCTACGACCTCTACCAATCAGGGTTCAATTGGCACCTTTCGAGTGAGGACATACTGCAATTAAACGAAAATAGTAGTGAATTTAATGCAATTAATTTTGAAGCGGAATTAATAAACCAATATTTTCGTGTTCCGCAAAATGGTGATTATAGCGATTATTTAACAAATACCGAATTGAAAATATATCTAGAGGTAAACAGCCAACAGCGGATTTTTGACACTCGAAAGTTGGGGATGGAAATGAAAAATTTGGGTTTTGAACAGGTAAGAAGGAAGGTAAACGGCTCAACAATGCGCTGCTATTCGGTTGTAAAAGTGAACAGACAATGAAAAACGCATTTTCTCTGTACACCTTTTTTCTCAATGTTTTCGCGGGTTTGCGTCTCGGGTGTACAGAGAGCCACGCAAAAAACATAACTTCCCTAGAAAATATAATTCTCAATTTCTCTTTTTTTTATTTCATAGTTCTGGAAAAGTCTTTGACTTTCAGTGTACACCTGTACACCTTTTGCCCTCAGCCCTTGCTACCATTGGCCGCAATCGGTGTACAGAGAGCTTTTTTTCTCTGTACACCTCTGTACACCGCCCTATTTTGTAACTTTGCTAATATATGACTGAGGATAAAATACAACAAGAAATAATAATATATTATCGCAATACTTTCCAACGCGTTTATAAGAGTTGTTTAATCTTTAGCATACCGAACGGAGGGCTAAGGGATAAGCGCACGGCCATGCTAATGAAGGCCACAGGATTAACACCAGGGGCCAGTGATCTGATTGTGATATACTTTAGTAAGTTGCTATTCGTTGAAGTCAAGACATCTACAGGCACGCAATCAGAAGAGCAGAAGGTATTTGCTCAGCGTGTTAGAGACTGTGGCTTTGATTATCATTTGGTAAGATCATTGCTAGACTTTAAACTGTTACTCACATGCCAACAATAAACAAGCCTAAGCAAGGAGGCAAGAAGCCTAGGCAATACGTCAAAGGGTCATACATAGAGCCGAGATATAATACCCAGCATTGGCGCAACCTTCGCGCTTCAGTGTTGCAAGCCTCACCGCTATGCAAAGCCTGTGAGTCTGTTGGATTGATTACATTGGCACAGATGGTTGATCACATTGAGCCCGTGAGATTAGGCGGTGAGTTTTGGGACGCCGATAACTTGCAACCGTTGTGCAATTCCTGCCACGCGAGCAAGAGTGCCAAGGAAAGGAATCTTGACCCGTATGGGGGTTAAAATCTTTAGACAGGACCCACAAAAC